ACATCTTCTGACAAAACTGTAATGCTCTAAATACTGTTTCATCTTCAGTAGAAAACTCTGCTCCAATCTGATCCATAATCATATTCTCTTTTTCCATATCTGGTGTAAAGAAAAAAGGATTTAAATCCGGATTAGGACAGCACATATAAAATAAATACATATATATTTTAAGATAGTCTTCAGGATATTCATCCATAACATCTTTTAATGCTCTTAATGTATAGCAATGTTCTGTTGGAATTACAACACCATTTTGAACATCAAATAGTTTAGTTAGTATCATTTCTTTTTAATTTTATTCTTGTTATCATGAAGATAATGAAAAATTGCAAGCACTTCATCTACAAGATAAGGTATTGAAATTGGCTTAACTTCTTTTACTATAGGTTCACCATTCTCATCTGTTTTGGTTACAGGATATCCCCATTCATCCTCTTTCTCTATTTCAAAAACTATATGATGAATAAATATTCTTCCAGGTTTTAATTTAGGATTGTGCTTCAGTATAATATACATATATATACTAAGCTGTAATGCATAGTGGTAAAAATTACAATCATCAAGTGAATCTAATGGTGGATTCATTTTTTCAGATTTACCTTCCCAGTCAACGTAAGATTCAGTATCAATTTTTTTATTAGTCTTATAGTCAATGATATTTACTTTACCATTGACTACTTCAACTAAATCTGATTGTCCACAGATACCTGCTGATCTTAAATAGACCATATGTTCTGGATACACGCCTGGTTCTAATTTTTGTGAAGGAGCAACTTTAATACCATTTTGAACTTCTGATGGTTTAAATACAGGTACTGTAACACCTTCTCTTTCCATAGATGCAAATGAACATAAGTCAGCTTCCCTTTGATTATGATACCATGTTCCGAGTGTTAGTGATCTTTCAGATTCATTATTCCAAATCTCTTGAATTAATTTTGGTTCAATACCATACCATTTAGAGTTTTTCTTTTTACTTACTTTTTCAGCAATTTTTTTTGCATCAAATGGTTTTTTAAAATGAGATACTAATGTAGTAACACTTATCCAATTTATCTCTGAGCCATCATTGCTTTTATAGCTATGATCCTTGGCATTAAATACTATACTCATATAAAAAATGGTCTTATTGTTATTATTCCAATCACAAATCCGGTACTAAATGCTGTAGCTATCCATAATCTTTGTTTAAAAGTTTTAACTTCAATTGTATAGTGATTCAATGGTAAACATAGAAAAGGGTTGACAAAGGCCATTAATACCATACCATACCAATGTTTATCCATTAAAAATCTAAACCCAGCAATGCTATTAGCTTCTAAAATTATGGCAGACATAAATACTATTAATAATTTCCACCATTTTATACCGGATATTTTCATAATTCTTCTAATTTATCTTCTTCTTCTACCGTAGCAATTGCATCCCATTTACCAAGTGGACACTCAGAAGCAAGAGATCTGGTTTTAAAATTTAATGAACAACCACATTCTGCACAACAAGGTTGAGTACCTTTCATAGCACAGTCTTTACCTTTTAAATCTATATGTTCACATTCATCACAAATAGAATATCTTAGTCTAGCTATTTCTTCTACGGTCTCATCTCTAATTATACTATTGGTTATCCCTTCCAGGATCTGTTTCCGGTTTTGCCAAATTAATTTTAGAGTATTTTTCATCTTTAAAAGTTTTTCGTTTTAATAATTCTTGTTCTGCCTTTTTATGAATTTCTGTTAAAAGCTCTAATTTTTCCTCAACATTCTTTTTATTATGATAAGCACCAAAAGTTGATGTGTCATGATTTTTTAAAACTTTTTCATAATGAGGTATTGCTTTCTTTACTTTTTGAATTTTAATAACAAAGTGACCTAAGCCATCTACATTTATTCTTAAGTCACTTAAACTACTTAGTTTTTTTCTTAATGTTTTATAATAATTCTCTACTAAAGTTTCAACTAAATCTTCAGAGACTTCAAACTCTTTTGTTATTTCTTTATATAGACTACTTGCTTTCTTCGGTATCATGTCCTAAAAATTTATAGTCTAATAGTATAGTTCCTTCTGTTTGAACTTTAATATTTGGATTAAGCATAATTACTTTTTTATTACTTGCATCCTTAATCACAAGTCCATTTTTCTCAGCTTTATTTACACTATTTCTAACAGTTTGAGGTGATTTAAAAATCCAATCTTCTTCAGAAGATGCATCAAGACAAAAATTACTAAGTTCAATTGGTTGATTGAAACTAAGTAAAGTAAGACAGTCAAGATCAGATTCACTCATTGCTATACGGTTAATATAACAATGAGTTAAAATCTGAAACTTTACAATATCCCATTTGGGCATTTTAACCCTTTTCTGAACTTGATTAACAAGTGCCATTAACCTCTTTTTAATTTTTTACCTCCAGCTGGTGCTTGTGCTACAGGTTTTGGTGGTGCTTGTGTTGGAAAATCTTCTTCTTCATCTTCCATTGGTGGTTGTGTAGCAGCCATCATTGATGCATACTGAAGTTGCATTGTTGCTCTTTTATATCTTGCTTCTTCAACTTCAGTAAGTAATTTTTCATACTTAGCTTGTGCTTCAAGATAGGGAAGAGAATTTTCATAAAATTGTTTCATTTCATCTCTTCTTGCTTCTAATTGCTCAGGAGTTAACTCCTCATTCATTTGTTGGTTTTCCATGATATATTAATTAAAGTTTACACAAATATACAAGAAAAGTTTAAACAGAAAAGATTTAAATAAAAAAATCCAGGCATACAACATACCTGGATTTCTATATATCTAGAGAAGTAGATAATTATCTATTCTTTATTGTAAAATTAAAAACAGTTAAAAGATAAAAATTTCTGGGTATATCAATCTCTAATGAAAACCAATCAATACCTAAAAGTCTAACTCTAAACATTAATGATTGCCAATGTCTAAATGTATTCTTCCAATTGTTTCTATACTTCATTACAATAGTCTTTTGCGAAATCTTCTATCAATTGCAGTTCCAATATACTTTCCTACTTTTCTAAGAAAATTACTTTCAGACTCTACATTGATTTCTGTACCTTCTGCAGTTTGTTTTACTTCAACATCTAATTTCTTACCATCTAGTTTGAAGTGTTTTTCTTCAGGTGTAGTGTGTACTTCAACATCTACTTTTTCTGTGTCTACAGTTACATCAACTTTATCACTTTCTTTTTTAGCTTTTGCTGTGACTTTTTTAGTTTTTACTTCTACTTCAAAGTCCTCTACTTTTTTCTTTTTTGCCATTTTATTTAATTTAAGTTTTTACAAAGATAATAACATATCAATAAGTTCTTGTTGTGGAAACATGTCACTTTTATCTTTACGAGTATTTGTATGTGTCCACATTCCTTTCACTTTACCATAATAGGCATTTTCATTCCACTCAAATCCGGCAGCACCTTTCTTTTTAATTTCTTCTACAAGACCTTTTCTAATATCAATGTTATCTCTTTCTGCAATAAATAAAATCAATGATTTTAAAACTGATAATTGTTTATCAGAATATCTATGCCATGTTTTGCTTCCTCTAAATGCTTGTGCTAATTCAACTATCTGAGTTGGTATTGCTGTAGCTCCAGTATAAGTTTTTCCATTTTTAATTGGACCAAAGTTACATGTTTCAATTCCTACAGAATGTGAATGCATATATTGAGATCCATTTTCACCTAAGTGCCAAGCATATGCACCAGTTGGCATACATTGAATTAACTTACCATCATAAGTGTTATTACCATTAAGAACAGATTGTCCACCCAGTACAAACTCTGTTGCTATTTTACCCCTACTATCTCTACTCCACATATCTACTACTGCATAGGGATTATTACCACCGGCAGTATGGTGTAAGAAAAGAAATTCTTTTTTAGTAGGGCCATCTAAAAATTCACCCTTCTTAAGATGATATTGTTCAATAATTAATTCTTCTACCTCAGATGTATTTTCTGAAATATCAGTTGATGCAAGTAATGATGCCCAAGTTTTTGGACCAACTACACCATCAGGGATTAATCCTGATTCATACTGATAATCTTTTACAGCTTTTTCTGTAATGCTACCAAACACTCCATCTACGACAAGACCAAGCATTTTTTGAAGAGTTTTTACATCTTCTCCTTTACTGCCCTTCTTCAGTGTTTCCATCTTCTATAGTTAATTGTGAGGTTGTTGCAATTGTTGCACTAACAGCAGCTATATAGGTAGCTGTTGTAATAACAGCTGCTGGTAAAGTAACTGGAGCAGCTATAATTGCTCCTGCAACTGCTCCTGTAATAATGGCCCACCTTTGTACTCTTTTCCAGAACTTAGGTGTTTTGCCATTCCATCTTTCTTTAAGTGTTTTCTCCTTCATGATTTGTTGGTTTTATTGGTTCATCTTTTATATATTTTGATAGACGTTTAAGTATTGGAGAATACTCTGTCCATCCTAATCTTTTAAAATTTTCTAGGTTTGACCAGATTAAATTAATAATTACATAGTTATAAAATGCATAGTGTAACCACTCATATATATTAAAAGTAAAACCAAATATAGGTTTTATTTCTATATAAGTTGCCATTGCATTTGATATTCCTATCATAAGCATGTAAACAAATAACTTAAACCAGCCTTTCCCAAATAGTTCTGAGTCAAATTTTTTACCTTCTGATTTAGAAGCTTTAAGTCCTGTATAAAACTCAAGTCCAAAAAGAAGTATAATACCTATACCTACTGGAAGAACTATGCCAAACACAGCATTAAAATAATAAGCAATCCCTGCAAATAATGCACTTACTCCTGTACATGTTCCAGCCAAATGTGGATGAAATGCACTTGTAACAAAATGATCCATGTCTCTGTAGCCTGCTGATATTACTAATTTTGATAATGCCGTTTTCATTTTAAAAAATCTTTGTTAACACAAATGACTCTACATAGATTTGATTTGCTGGATTA